GAAGCTGGTGGAGTGGGAGAGTAGGGTGACCAAAAAGATAAAACGGAGGAGAAAGGAAGAATCATCATGGAAAAGAAAAAGTTTGACCGGGAAGAGGCCATAAACCTGATCGCAAGTGGGGAGATGGACAGGTTATTAGATTTTAATCTGCGCGGAGCCGACCTGCACAGAGCCAATCTGTGCGAAGCTGACCTGTGCGGAGCCAATCTGCGCGGAGCCGACCTGCACAGAGCCAATCTGTGCGAAGCTGACCTGTGCGGAGCCAATCTGTGCGAAGCTGACCTGCGCGGAGCTAACATCGATTACGCCTGTTGGCCGCTATGGTGCGGGAGTCTGGGCGTTAAAGTGGACGTCAGTATAGCGCGGCAGCTTGCGTACCATTTGTGCGCGCTGGACTGTGATGATCCAGAGTACATCAAGGCGCGGAATGCGTTGCTGCCGTTTGCCAACCAGTTCCACCGGGTGCAGGAGTGCGGGATATTGGAGCTAATCGAAGCAAAATAATAAAGCCGCTTCCCGACTGCCATCGGAAAAGCGGCAAACACAATAAAACCATTCTTAGTATATGGGACAATCGGAGGAATGTCAAATGCAAATTGATTTGAGCCAATTATTTATCACTATGCCTGCATGTTACGGAAAACTGGATCAAGGCGTGAACTACACGATCCAGCAGGTTTTAGACTATATCGACGAATTAGGGGATCAGATTTCCGAAATGGAAGCCGAACGTGAACTCCTTCAGGATGAAATTTCGGATATAAAAGATCAGGTTTCCATGTATTACCGACCTGCCTCTCCATATGAGATCACGGGGTTAAGAGAATCGGATTTCCATTGAGGTGTCATTATGAAAGATATCAGACCGCTTCGGGCAGATGAAGTTGACCTTCGCATGAAGGGTTGTGTGGAAGGTAAGGCACAATATTTGCTATATGTTGATAGCCGGGCTTGCCGGAGAATCTTGGACGAAACCTTTGGAGTGCTTGGCTGGCAGGATACATATACGGAGATCAAAGGCGCTCTGTATTGCACAATAGAGGTGTGGGATGACGAGTATAAACATTGGGTGGCGAAACAGGACTGCGGCGTTGCGTCCTACGCCGAGAAAGTCAAGGGCGAGGCGAGCGATGCTTTCAAAAGAGCGTGTTTCAGCCTTGGGATCGGCCGGGAGTTGTATACGAAAATTCCAATTTGGATCAAAATTGATACCGTAGAGCAGAAAAGCAATGACGGAAAATCAAAACATGTGCCAAAGAACAGATATATTTCGTTCACTGTTTCCCGCTTGGAAGTAAACCGCAATACAGGAAAGATCAAATATCTATGCATTGTCGATAAGAATAACGAGCGAGTTTTTGAATGGGGATTTAGTGATGATCCTTACATTGACGAAGAGACAGAGCAAACCCGAAGAGGGTTGTTGCTTTATTGCGAAGAGTATGAAGAAATTACTGGAACCCCTTACGAAAAAGCATTCCGCGCTGTCATGCGTAAACACCCTAAAAATATTGAAGGCTATGTAAAAGCTATATTGGAAATGAAAGAACGGATTAAGAAAGAAAAAGCAAAGAAAGAAGAGGCCGATAGGCAAGAGTGTGAAGGGCTATGACTGAAATCAAGTACACGGAATCTGAGTGGCGGCAGGATAAGAGAGGGACATGGCTGTCCATCTTAGTAGACAGTCCGGAAACTGCAAAGCAATATTGCGAGAATCAGGAGCCAGGTAAAAAGTATGTTGCGGAATTAAAGGAATATCGAAAAAAACGATCCCTTGATGCAAACGCCTATTGCTGGGTATTGATCGGGCAGCTTGCCGCCAAGCTGCGCATCACTCCGTTGGAGGTATACCGGGAAGCCATCCGTGCAATTGGAGGGAACTACTACGTCACCCCCATCAAAAATGATGCTGTGCCGCGTTACCGGCAGATCTGGGAGGCACATGGGCTCGGCTGGATCTGCGAGGAGATGGGCGACAGCAAGCTTGACGGATACACAAACGTCATATCATACTACGGATCCAGCGAATACGACACGCGGCAAATGTCACGATTGATTGACTTGATTGTGATGGAGTGCAAGGAACAGGGGATCGAAACAATGACACCGAGAGAACTCGCTTTACTGAAAGAAGGCTGGAAAAATGGATGAACGTGTCTGTTGGCTTTGTGGGAGAAACGGCAACGGCGATCCACTGGAATGCCATCACATCTTCGGCGGGGCTATGCGGAAGAAAAGCGAAAAATACGGCTTGAAGGTTTATCTGTGCGGGGATCGCTGCCATAGGAACGGGACGAAATCAGTACATAGGAACTCCGAAACAATGCTTTCACTCCATCAATGGGGTCAAAGAAAAGCAATGATGAAAAACAACTGGACGATTGAAGAATTCAGACAGGAATTTCACAAAAATTATTTGGAGGACGAAGCATGATTAATAACGTTGTCATTATGGGTCGCCTGACAAAAGACCCGGAACTGAAAACCACACAATCAGGCCTATCCGTCGTTTCCTTCACAGTTGCGGTAGACCGCAACTGTCAGAAGGATGGGGAGCGTCGGGCGGATTTTTTGAATGTGGTTGCATGGAGGCAGACAGCAGAGTTTGTGGAGAAATACTTCGCGAAAGGCTCCATGATTGCCATTCAGGGATCAATTCAAACGCGAAAATATGAAGATAAAAGCGGGAATAAACGGACGGCAGTTGAAATTGTGGCGGATAACGTAAGCTTCTGCGGATCCAAAATCGGAAGCGGAAAGCCAAATCTAAATGTGTCCAATGATGATTTTGAAGAAATCGGAAACGATGATCTTCCTTTTTGAAGGAGGAATGGACCATGAATATCGACATTACCGAGTATATCCCTTATGGGCGCAAAAATGCCGTTTCTCGCCACGAACTGCAAAGACGTACCGGTTTACCGGATCGCACGGTTAGGGCGCTTATAGAGGACGCTAGGAGAAAAGGAGCGCACATTCTATCATCCAGTGCGGATAAAGGTTACTGGAAAAGCAACAATGTAGGAGAAATAAAAGAATTTCTGCGGGAAAGCGACGGGAGAATTAGAAAAACAGCACAGACTGTGGAAGCGCTGCGGAGGTATGTTGCAGAGCAGGAAGGAGAGGACGTTGTGCCGGTAAGAGCACATTTTCGACATTTGCAGAAACCAAAGATGCCGAAAGAACAGATTACATTTTAGGGGGGGCTGAGTTTGGCGGAACGAAGGATGTTCAGCCTAAAGGTTATTGATACCGATGCATTTTTAGATATGCCAATCTCTTCAAGGCTCCTTTATTACGAGCTTTCTATTAGAGCGGATGACGACGGTTTCATATCTTCACCTAAAAAAATCACACGAATGGTTGGATGCAGTGAAGATGATTTGAAAATGCTGATTATGAAACAATTCATCATCCCTTTCACAAGCGGAGTGTGTGTTATTCGGGATTGGAGAATCCACAATTACATCCAAAAAGATAGGTATCATGAAACGCAGTATGTTGACGAAAAATCACAACTCATCCTTGAGAAAAACGGGATGTATACAAAGCGTGTACACGATGTGTACAAAATGGATACCGAGGTTAGGTTAGAGTTAGGTAAGGATAGGTTAGAGATAGGAGAGGATAGGGGTGTGGGGGAAGGAACGCCGCCCAAGGCGGCTGACAGTTTCCCATATGACGATTACCGTAAAGCATTCATTGATTGCTGCCCTTCTCTTCCAAAGCCAAATGCTATTGATAAGTGGACTGCAAACCGGAAGAAAGCCCTACGTGCTAAAAAAATATCGGTAGATGAATTTCGTGATGTCTGCAAAAAAATAGAGCGAAGCGAATTTCTCACCGGGCGCGACGGGAAATGGCATGGCTGTTCTTTCGACTGGATTTTAAAGCCCGCAAATTGGCAAAAGATCACAGAAGGAAACTACGAGAACAAAAATCACCCTATCCGGCAAGTAGAATCGGGCGATAGAGAACCCTCGTATGATCTTGATGAATACATGAATAACGCGCTTCACACGTCGATTTCATACCAGAAACGGGGTGAAGAGAATGAATGAGCCTATCGGGTATGAGGCCATTATCTTGGAGCTCAGAACTTCGTTTAAGGCGTATTGTGAATTATACGGCCATAATGTAGCAAAGCGAGCGGTAAGGCAAGTTTATATGGAGGTTTTCAAAAGTGAACAAGTATCACGCGCAGAAGACGCTTCTGGAGGGAATAAAGTTTGACAGCAGGCATGAAGCGGAACGATACGCGGAATTAAAACTACTCCAGCGAGCTGGGAAAATCCGTAATCTCAGATGCCAAGTTCCGTTTGAGCTTGTCCCTAAGCAAGACGGCGAAAGGGCGGTTAAATACATAGCCGACTTTGTGTATGAAGAGAACGGTAGCATGGTGGTAGAAGACGCGAAAGGATTCCGCCCCAAAGATTACATCATTAAGCGAAAGCTTATGCTTTGGGTGCTTGGGATAAGAGTACGTGAAGTATGAAATTATCTACAGAATCAATCGTCAAAGACAATCCCTATGGATACACACTGAACATCAACCATCCTGCGGTATATCCCCTGTACATGCGGTACAAACGGTGGAAGGGGATCCCTGTTTGGTGCCCGATGTCGGATGGCGAGCGGATAGAGTTTGAAGGGTATTTGACAGGGAGGGAATCTGGATGAGGCAGCTAACGCACCTGTCCCTGTTTTCGGGGATCGGAGGGCTTGATCTGGCAGCCGAGAGGGCCGGATTCCGCACGGTTGGACAATGCGAATTTGCAGACTATCCGTATCAGGTGCTGTGCCGGCATTGGCCGGACGTGCCCAAGTGGCGGGATATATGCACGCTGAGTGGAGGTGATTTTTGTGACCGGACAGGGCTGCGAACAGTTGACGTTCTTTCAGGAGGGTTCCCCTGTCAACCGTTCTCCGTCGCCGGGAAGCGAAGAGGCACGGAGGATGACCGTTACCTCTGGCCGGAAATGCTTAGAGTTATCAAAGAGCTGCGGCCTGCTTGGGTTGTTGGAGAAAACGTTGCTGGAATCATCAATATGGCGCTCGACCAGGTGCTATCTGACTTGGAGGCCCAAGGCTACGAAACAAGGACGTTTGTTATTCCAGCTTGCGGTGTCGATGCCCCGCACCGCAGAGACAGGGTCGCAATTATTTCCTACAATAACGCAATTCGACGTAGCGTGCGGGGATCTGAAAGGAAAAGAATATACAGGGACAAAACACGCAATGAAACTGATTCAGGAGGTTCAGATGTGGCCGACGCCGAGCGCATCGGACTGCGGAAGAACAGCAATCAATCCGCATATAACGAAAAACGGGACGGTCCGGCATATGGGAAAAAGCGGAAAACAAAGCTATGCGAGGCTGGATGCGGTAGCAGCGCTGTTTCCAACCCCGCAGGCACGGGATTTCAGAACCGGACATCAGGAGCGTTTTTTCGACCCGAAGAGGAGCAAAAACCTGAAAGATCAGATTGGTGGCCAATTGAACCCGACGTGGGTAGAGTGGCTCATGGGATTCCCCACAGGGTGGACAGACTTAGATGCTTAGGAAATGCGGTAGTTCCAGCACAGTTCTATCCGATTTTTAAGGGAATTGCGGAATTGTTTGGAAGGGAGGTGCAAAAATGAAATGGAAAATCCGCTACATGGCGTATAGCGCCATATATACCGCCCGTATCCACGCCAATGCGATGTGCCGGTTGAGATTCCTGGCAATCAAGGCCATTGCAAAGCCGGAATACTGGCCGTTACATTACAAATGGTGCCCTACATGCAAATATCGCTGTTTGCAGCGAGCGGGAATTTATGAGCGAGCACGCGATGCATTGGCAAAATACGGAATATACATTCCAGCATCGCCAACAGAAACGGAGATAAGGGAGTGATATTATGGCCGAGAGGCACTTTTGGGAATCAAGGAGGTGAAGGGGTAGAGATGGCGAAATTTTTTATGGACGGAAAAGTCTATGATGCCGATCAAGCCGATGAGCGTTTATTTGGGGAGGTAGAGCGGGCATGAATGCAGCTCTTTTAAGCAGCAAAAAAATGAATTGGTGCACGCCGCAAGACGTATTCGGCAAGCTGAACGATGAATTTGGATTTGTACTGGATGCGGCCGCAAGCGATAGAAACGCAAAATGCCCGATTTATTACACGCCGGAAATAGACGGGCTATCGCAAAGTTGGAATCAGGGCGGCGCGGTTTTTTGCAATCCACCTTACGGACGCGAGATCGGCAAGTGGGTTAAAAAGGCTTATGAAGAAGCGCGATGGGGATATCCGATCGTTTTACTTATCCCGGCGCGTACGGACACGGCATATTTTCACGATTACATCAACGGGAAAGCAGAAATCCGATTCGTGCGCGGGCGGATTCGTTTCACGGACGATGACGGGAACGCCTGCGATTCCGCTCCATTTCCATCAATGATAGTGATATACAATAGGGGTGAGACTTTGGATGATATTGCGCGAACTGCACACAACCGAGATTGACTGTTGGATAAAGGAACATCACTATTTGCATTCTACCCCTGCTGGTGCCGTCCAACGCCTGTCCGTCTTAAACTACCGCCAGATAAGCCGCAATGCCCGGATGAACGGTGTGTATGGCTGCTGGATGGTGGGCTGTGTCCGTTTAAACGTTGTGTGAGGAGGGATGGGTTTGACCGTGAAGGCCGTTGACTACCGCGAAAGTAATAGCTCTGCCAGCTTTGAACCTGGGGACTTTTGCTTGTACGCATTTGGCAAAGAAAACAAATCCAAAGCCGTGGTGGAAGTCGTAAAGGTATTGGACGATCCACGTGGAGTGGCGCAAGTTAAATTTCACAGGGTTTTGGCGGATGATACCGGTAACGGCTTGTTCAACTATCTGCGCCGTACAGGCGATACGATGAACGCCAGCTTTGAATATCTTAAAAAGTTGCCCCGAAAGCAGGTGAAAAAGTGACCGTCAAAGATGCCGAGAACATATCTTTCTGCCCTTATTGCGGGTCAGATGCTGGATTCTACACCAAGGATTATGTCCGTGGGATGACTAGATACTTTTACCGATTTGATGGCAGCGAAGCGGACAATTCCAGTTTGTACGATATGCTATACCACACCAAAGGCGCCTACGCTTATTGCGCAAACTGCGACAAAAGGCTATTCAGAATGAATCAAAGGGAGGGATAGAGATGCCAGAAGTAAACATTTATCATCCATGCATTACGCGAATTTCCTACCGGCAGGAAAAGGGAGATTCTGATTATGGCACCTGCCTATGGGCAGATTTTGAATTTGACACAATCAATTACCGCTTACAGATCACGTCTGACTGTGGAAATTATTCTTACCAGTGGGTTCCAACGCCGGGGAAAGAATCATTTTTTGGATTGTGCCGGAGATTTGATCCGGGGTACCTTTTATCGAAATTGTCCCGGGAATCAGAGATCAATATAAAAGCTACGGCAAAAAATATAGTGGAATATATCTACTGGAATATGGATTACAGCTCCTGCTTGGAAGATGGATGGGAAGAGCTATTGGAAATCGAACTATCGGATTGTGAAACGGATGCGGAAATTGAAGATTATATTAAGGAACTCGCAAAAAAACGTAATGTTGATATAGGCCATTATGAAGCCTGGGAATGTATCGAAAAGGATTATCCTGCCGGTGCAAAGCGGATTGTAAAAATTTTTGAAACCTACATAAAACCTAAAATTCCGAAGGGTGAACAACCATGATCAAGCTTGACCCCGGCAAGCTCGCCCTCCAAATAATTTGCACCAGTCATATTCACGCAAATATTCTGTGCAGATTGCGCTTCATCGCAGTCAAGTCGGTTGCAGGTGTCAAACATTGCCCGATCTCTCCCGGCTACTGCCCTACATGCAAATATCGCTGTTTGCAGCGAGCAGGCGTTTATGAGCGGGCGCGCGAGGGCTGGGCAAAGCACGGGACATACATTCCCTCAGAAGAAAAATAGAGAATAAATAAGATGAATTGGAGAAGTGGAAATGATGTCTGATAAACTACCCATTTTTAAAGATGGCGAATGCCCTTACTGTCATTACGATACGCATGCAATAGGTAACGAACCATTGCGATGCGAATTATGTGGGTGGATCGATATGAAGCCGAAAACGCACGAAATAAAGATTTTGGAAAGACCTTACATAGCCGCTCATATTGGAATAAAACCTTGGGAATATCGTAAAGATGATCGATGCTATAACGTTGGAGATATTTTGTGTTTATATTTGTGGAATGAAGGGATAGGCGATTATGAAGGGTTCAGTATTAAACGGCGGGTTACATATATCCTGCGCGGCCCTGCGTTTGGCATCCCAGAAGGCTATTGCATCATGACGACGGAGAAAGTGCAACAAGAGGAGGCGAGCGGGGAAAAAGTAAAAAGGGGTGAATATTAATTGGTTTTAAAAAAAGACCTTGATGGATACAAAAATATTGATAAAAAAATATCAGCTCTAAAATTGATGATACAGAAACGACAATGCGAAATAGTTCATGATTCTGTAAAAGGCTCATATATAGACTATCCATACACTTCTCATTCTGTATCAATCTATGGCGTTCGTCCCGATACGGATAGGATGATTAGAAAGTGGAAATCGGAGATAATAGCGCTTGAAGCCAAAAAAGAAGAAGTTTGCAACTATGTAGATGCGATTAAGAATAGTAGAATCCAAACCATCATGTTTTATCACGTTTTGAATGGTATGGATTGGGATGAGGTTGCTGCCGCAATGGGCCATCATGATTCAAAAGACGCTTTACGCATGGCCTATACCCGTGAAACAAAAAAATTAAAATAAATTTTCGTAAGCGTTCGTTTTGTTCACAATGTTCGATTTGTTCGTTTATAATGAATAATGGAGAACGTGTAAAACGCACTCCCTTTCACCTCTTTCTCCTTCGCCGCCTTTCCCCGGGGCGGTAATACCGGGGAACTATTGCAAAGGAGATTATTATGGAAAAATTAACATATTACCAAGTTAATAAACTCTGTAAATTGAAGCCGCAAGGAATCGTTACTATCAAATACCATGCGGGAGGAGAAACAATCCCGGTTCAACTTAAAACTCAACTGAGCCTTGTGGAAACTTCCGCCTTTGTGGATTATGTTATCCTGGGGTCCTTCACAGATGATGGCGACTATAATCCTGAATATCAGGAGTTGATGATATTCGGCGCAGTTCTAAGATTTTTAAGCAATGTTCCGTTGCCTGAAACGGAAGACTACGAGGGTGAAGAGAGGCTGATCGACCTTGCAACACTGCATGAATTGATGAATTCGACAGACCTGCTCACCCGCATCCGCGCCATGTATAATTCCGAGGACGAAGACGAACGCCGGCTCTGGAAGCTTTTTGACCGACTGGATTGCATGGTGCTCGAAAAGACTTCGTTCCTCCAGCAGAAAATGGCTAGTAAATAGTGATCTCAAAAATATACCAGAGAACCGCCATCCCTCAGGCGGTTCTCTATTTTTATCCAAAGGCAGGTGAAACTAAGTGGCAGCGTTAAGATACAAAACTGCGAAAGAAATGGAAGAGAAAATAGATAATTATTTTGAATCATTGAAGGGCCAACCGCTTTTAGATTGCGAAGGCCAACCTGTTGTATGCAAAGGCCGAATTGTTTTCTTAGAAGAACCCACGCCGCCTACAGTCTGCGGACTAGCGTTGCATCTTGGTTTAAAAAGCCGCCAGTCTTTATTGAACTATAAAAACCGATCCAAAGCATTTGAAGAAGTGATATCCCGGGCAAAGCTTCGAATTGAAGCGTATGCAGAAGGAAGATTATTTGATCGAGACGGATCACGTGGAGCACAGTTTACGTTAGAGAATAATTTTGGATGGAAAAAAGAAGATGCATCAAGCGATGGAGAAGGAAATAACCTTATAGATGCTATAGCAGAAAGTTTAAAGGATTTGAACAAGCGTGAAGTATGATAAGTTCAGCCAAAAACAAATAAAGGCCATGCTTTGGTGGAAAATGGATCGTTACAGAGGCTTTGATGCTATTGTTTGTGACGGCTCTGTACGATCTGGGAAAACCCTGTCAATGACGATAGGGTTTATTTTATGGAGCCTTGAAAACTATCAAAATCAAAACTTCGCTATTTGTGGTAAAACAATTGCCTCAATACGGCGCAATATTGTAATGCAATTAAAGCTATGGCTGGGCGGAATTTGTGAAATCGTGGAGCACCGTAGCCAAAACTACATAGATATATCTATTCGAGGTAAAAAGAATCGGTATTTTATATTTGGAGGACGGGATGAATCAAGTTATTCATTAATTCAAGGTATGACGCTTGCTGGTGTGCTGCTGGACGAGGTGGCGCTTATGCCTCAATCCTTCGTGGATCAGGCTCTCGCCCGCTGTTCTGTGCAGGGGTCGAAGTTCTGGTTTAACTGCAACCCAGAAAACCCTAACCACTGGTTTCACCGGGAGTGGGTTGAGGAAGAATATGGCAAAAAGAACAGACTTCATCTTCACTTTACGATGGATGACAATTTAAACCTGACACAAGAAGTAAAGCAACGCTATGAAAGCATTTACACCGGTGTGTTTTATGAGCGCTATGTTCTTGGTCTGTGGGTTGTGGCAGAGGGTGCAATTTACCCGATGTTCCGAGAAAAAGAGCATCTTGTTCCGTGCGAGGAGAGGAAATACGATCAATATTATATTTCTTGTGATTACGGGACGATGAACCCTTTCTCAGCAGGATTATGGGGAAGATATAAAGGCGTTTGGTACAGGGTAAAGGAATATTATCATAACGGACGCGCCAGCAAGAATGTAAGGACGGATGAACAATATTATAAAGACTTGGAAACCCTTGCCGGGAATCTGCCAATACGATCCGTTATCGTTGACCCGTCAGCAGCGAGTTTTATTGCATGTATCAGGAAGCATGGAAGATTCAACGTAACTTCAGCAGAAAACGATGTGCTTAACGGTATTCGAAATGTGGCAACGTGCCTACAGGAGAAAAAAATCCTATTTAATGATTGCTGCAAGGCTACAGTATCCGAATTTAAATCTTATGTATGGGACGAAAAATCCGGAGAAGACAAGCCGATCAAGGAAAATGATCACGCTATGGATGATATCAGATACTTTGTCAATACAGTAATCAAACCCAAAAGAGGATTTATCACAGCTGGAAATCTTACATTCAGGTGATCTTTATGATACAAATGACGCAAGAACAATTCAAAGGGTACGGAGCAGAAAATATTTCTGAGATAGCTGCGTTCGCGCGCCCATACCTAGAACACAGAATTGACCTTTATAAAAAATACGCACGCAAATTAAACGAAAATCAGATTATGGGAGAGGGCGATGCCGGGAAGATCGTTGTTGCCTTTGAATACTATATCGTCAATATGGTTCAAGGGTATCTTGGCGGGAAATCTCCTATGTATTCTGTTGCAAGGCCTTCAGATTATACGCTTTCTAAAAATGAAAGAGGAATCATTCAAAAAACAGCAAATAAGATCAGAGAAGCCTTTACCGGGAAGAAGCCAAGATATAGTGATGAGCAAAAAAAAGCATATGTGGATTCGTTTTCGGAAGCAATTGAATATATCAGGCGATACAACGATGATGCCGCAACGTATGTAGAGATCGTACACGATTATCTCATAACGACTGCGGCATATATTTATGTTTACGAGAACGAAGATAACGAGATAGTATATACCCGTTTCGATAGTAAGCAAACGGCTGCGGTATATGATTACGCTACTCCTCCGAACATGATTGGCGTCGTCAGAATATGGAAAGAAAAGGATATGTCAGGGAACGATATTGACGTAATCGAACTGATTGATGATTCCTTACGACGAAAATTCGTTGATCGGGTTCCGCAAGAACCGGAAGAGCTTCATTGGAACGATGTCCCATGCGTTGCTTTTGAAAACCCCGATGGGATCGCAGTGTTTGAACCGGCGCTCGAAACGATCTCTGCTTATGAAACAAATTTAGGCAACATACGTAGCATGACGAAATACAATGACGAAGCCAAACTCGTTTTTATTGGATATCGGTACGAAAACGACCTCACGAAAAAGGATGAAGATGGGAATCTTGTGCCGAACCCTGACAGGGAGATTGAAGAAGAGATCATAATGAGAGCGCGTTCTTTATGCATTGATGGCGCAGACAGTACGAGCGGCAGCATTTCGTGGCTAATTAAGGATGTAAATTACGATGGAATTCTTGGAACCTTGAAACAATACCACGATCTGATAACGATGGTCACAGGCGTTCCGAACATGACGGATGAAGCGTTTTCCAACGCTGACAACGCATCTGCATTAGGATACAAGCTCTATGCGCTCGACCAGTATTGCGCTACATTTGACCGGATTGCAAAAAAAGCACTTCTTCGCCTGTGGGAACTGATTACTGGCCGACTAAATCTCAAAGGTGAAAATTTTGATTTTAGAGATATTGACATCAAATTACAAAGGAACATACCAACCGACCGGGATAAAAGCCTTTCACGCGCCATTGAAGCTTATAGAGGCGGCTTAATCAGTCAGGAAACAGCAATCAACGAAAGCCAAATCGAGGTAGATGCAAAGGATGAAATGGAACGGCAGAAAACAGAGCAGGAAGAAGATTTTGAAACCATGAAGAAGCGCAATGAAGAATTGAGAACCGAAAGTGAAGAGGACGGAGATGAAGAACAGTCAGAATCAAATCAAGACGTTCTGGAAGATTCCTGACGCACAGCAGGAAAAGCTACTTTCATTGATTGAAACTGAGCAGAAAGAACTATCGGACACCTTGCAATCAGTTCTTGACCAATTCGGAAATACTGAAATGAAAGGCTACCTACCAAGACAGAAAATAGAACGTCTGTATCGCGCAATCAGAAGATGGGAACAAGATGGATATGACGAGGGAGAGATGCGGCTATGGATGAATGATTTAAAAAAACGTCGTAGAATACGTGGCGAGGAAGCCTTTTTCATGTTTCTTTTCGCCTCAATGGTGAACTATAACCGTGCAGTAGCGAAGCGGAGCCTCCCTTTTCTGACAGCTTCCGCAATAGCTGCATACAACCATTCCTATAAGATGGCACATGCTGTTACTGGAAAAGGGAAGAGGCAGGAAATCAATCAAAATTTTGTGAAATCATCCCTTGACGGAACGCTTCCGTCAGGGGGCGACTTTTATTCTGGGTTAGAGAATGATGCACATTACCGAGCGCGTCAAGTTCAAGAACAAGCCATATCCAACTTAATTCAAAAGAAGCCCCTCGATATGAATTCTCCTGAATTTGTACGAATCATGAACGCACAAAAACATTGGCAGCTAAGGAGAACGCACGCTTCGGTAGCTGGCGGATACGCCGGATACTACGACATGGTTACATCTTTCATGGTTCATACCGCTGTTGCACAAGCGTACAAGGATGCACAAGTGAAAGAATACAGGTTTATTGCGGTCATCGACGACGTTACCACGACTACATGCAAAGGATTGAACGGGCAAACGTTCCGCATGTCGGATATGAAAATGGGGATCAACTTCCCGCCCACCTACCCGCCGCCGCATCCATGCAGAAGCATTACCGAGCCGATCAAATAGGAGGGATAAATGTGCAGGTTATTGTTGGGGAAAACTGCTATGAAGTAACCAAGCCGGCAGCAAAAGCAATAATGAGAGAAGCGAAAAATGCGGCTTCACATGGAACGGTCTACGCTATCCAAAAAGGGAAATTCATAACGCTTGTAAATCACAAGGGAGACGGACGGTATTTCCGTGAAAACGGATTCAAAATCTACAGAAAAAGGGTGGTTTATGGTGGTCATCATCATAGATGAAGACGGTAGGGAATACACCTCGTTCATTTCGCAAACTCTGGATCGGCTCAAACAATACGATGTGAGAAGCCTCGCGATTGTTGCGCTGACAAATGGCGAAGACGATTCCGTTACAGCTTATTGGAACGCATCGTTGAATGATATCATAAAATCCAAGGATGTGATTGAATATGACGCAATAGACCGGTTTATTGAAGCCAACCTTCAACGGTATCAAGCCATTTTAAACGAACAACTTGAAAACGATGATTAAGGGAGCTATAAAGGCTCCATTTTATCATACAAAAAATCGACGAAAGGAATGATTACATGCCAGAGACAAATGAAAATTTGGAACCGACCCCCAAAGGCGAAGAAGTGAACTACGATGACCTTCTTAAATCCGATGAACGGTTTTCTTCATGGCTTAAATCAAAGACCCAAAAAGCAGCCGAAACCGCCGTGCAGGAAGCGGGCCGGAAATGGAAGATCATGCACGACAACAGCATGAGCGAAGCGGAGCGCTTGCGCAGTATGACGGCGGAGGAACAAGCGGAGTATTACCGTAAAAAGTATGAGGACGCAGAAGCATCCCATCAGCGTAAGGAAAACGCTCGGAAACTGGAAGGAGAAACGGCTTCCCTGTTTTCGCAGAGCGGCATTCCCAACGAATTCCTTCCCTTGTTTAATTTTGAGACGGCGACCGCCGAAAGCGTAAAAAGCCAGGTTGGGCTGCTGTCCCAATTCGAGTTTTACCCGAAGGGGACGTTTGAGCAGAAAGTTCAGGAAGGGATAAACCAGAAGCTCCAACAAAAGCCGCCTACCTCGTCATCCTCCGGAGGCGGAGACGAAGACTTGGACGCACAGATCAATAAGGCGTTTGAATCTGGGGATCGGGTAACGTACATCAAACTCATGAACGAAAAAGCGAAAAATACAAAAAAGGAGTAATTTAAATGGCAGACCAGATTGCAACCAGTTTTGAAACCCCTAATTACTCTGGATTGCTTTTCAACAAAGGCAATACCAGAACGCCGTTTTCTTCTATGATTGGAGGCAAAACAAAATACACTGATCATGTGGAATTTGCTGTTGGACAGGAATACACCACAGACGGCGGAACACAGCCCGCGATCAGTGAAGCGGCATCTTTGACAGCTCCAGAAGCATCTGTAAAGAAAAGAAAGCAGACTACCAACGTAACACAGATTTTTCAAGAATCTGTTGGCATTTCTTATGCAAAGATGTCTAACATGGGCACGCTCTCCGGCCTGAACGTTACGGGCCAGAAGGCGAATCCTGCGGATGAACTGGCGTTTCAGGTCGATGCAAAAATGAAAAAAATCGCCAGGGATATCGAGTACACTTACCTAAATGGTGTATACGCAAAAGCAGATTCCGATACCAAAGCCAACAAAACACGCGGCATTCTCCCGGCCATTACATCCAATATTGTTGACGCTGCGGGGAAGCCGCTTACTGTTTGGATGCTGGCTGATGCGCTAAAAGTTATCTATGAAAGCAACGCACCGACAAACGGATTGGTGGTATGGCTTGATGCTATTAGCATGTTCCAACTCAACGCCGACGCGCAAATGAACGGAAACACAATTGTTCCGGCAAGCCGTGAGGTCAACGGAATCAGTTTATCGAAAGTTCTGACACCGTTGGGGGAGGTAAACCTTTACCTAGGAGAATTTCTTCCAGCCGGAACCGCTGGAATCTTCAACTTTGATGTGATTTATCCCGTTGAGCAGATGACCCCAGGCAAGGGAAATTTTTACCTTGACGCACTCGGAAAAACCGGCGCGGGTGAAAAATACTATATTTTCGGGCAGACTGGTCTTGACCACGGCCCGGAGTGGTATCACGGCAAGATCACGGGGATTTCCACAGAATTCAAGGCTCCAACCGGAGTTCGTGATGTAAATGTGTTGAGTATGCCTGAGGCTACGGGTACTTGATATGGATATTAATGCAGAGATCGAAAAACTTATTCCAAGAATCTCCGAAGAACTCTCCGCATCTGATGCATTGAGCCTGAGAGGTATATATGAGGACGCATTGGAAATCGCCCTTGCCAAATCCCACAGAACGGAGCCGAACGCCGCGCTTCTGGTTCTCGTTCGGAACTACGTGCTTTCCGTATGGAATAAGCGTGGCGACGAAGGGATGACCGGTAGCGGCGCGGGTGGGCAGACATTCAGTTATGAGGATGCGGAAGAAAAATTATCCAAAGAAATCGTAAGAGCAGGATTGCGGGTGCCGAGACTATGAAAAACAGTACGCTTGTGACAATATGGTATTGCAGCCCTGTTTCCGTCAACGATGGAGGAGAAGTTCTTCAACACTTCGTCAATCTCAGAAGCACAAAAACAAACATTCAGACAGACCGAAGCGAACTGGATATTCAGTCGTTCGGGGAATACGTGGATGAAATTGCGAAGCTGCGCTTCACGAAGCTTCCAGAAATCCAGAAGGGCGACGCAATCTATTTGCGTCGCCCTTCTCCTATTGGGACATTTGAAAAAGAAGGTAAACCGTTCACTGACTATGGGGCGGGGGATTACCGCGTTTTGCAGGTTCTCCCTTCGTTTGTTGGAGCGAACCCCTTTCGGAACCCAACCACGGTTATTATCCGCGCTGAAACGAGGTGAACCATGTTTGAGATCAAAATAAATGGGCTGCAAGAGCTTGAAAAAAAGATCGCGAGGACGATATCTGGAATGCCGGAAGCGGCTCGTCGCGGCGTGGAAAAAGGCTTAAAAACCACTGCCGGAATTGCAATTCGGCTTGCGCCCGGCGTTGTTGCAAAATCCATCAAATTTGAAATCCTCAACGCCGATGGGAATGAAGTGGCGGGCCGGGTGTTCACTGACACGTCCATTACATCTTTTGCGCCTTATGTTGAGTTCGGAACCGGCTTGAAGGTTGACGATCAAGGGAACCCGGAAGCAATACGCCTGAAGCGTGCAAAGAGCATACCGTGGTATATTCATGTTTCGATGGTTCCAAAGTCGTTTGAAAAGTACGGGTATCCGAAAGTCAAAATCAATGGTCAAGAGTATTGGGAATGCGACGGAATGTATCCGCATCCCTATATGCACCCCGCCGCATTCCAAAACCGTGAGGGCACAGTGAACGCCGTTGCGGTTGAAATCATCAAACTATTCCGGGAGGCTGTGGTATGAGGCTCTATGCGTTCAGCACGGAAGGGATCACGCGGAAGATAACCGGCGCTATTTCGGAGATTGAAAGCTTCGGCAAAGACCGTGTGATTCTCACCAATCCGAGCGCCAGCGCGGAATTCCCTTGCTGTGTTGTGCAGCCTCCGCTTCAAAAGGAAGTTTACCTTGATGCGGGGCGCGACCTCTCAATCACCGTTGAGGTATGGGGCAGCCGGCAGATGGAAGTGCTTAGACTATTCGATCAAACGTCAAAAAAGCTACAAGGATTGAATTTGAAGCTCACAAACAACACGCCCCTTCACAGGGACGAAATCACAGGCAAATGGCGTTACGGCGGATATTTTGAAGGCCGCTGGAATGCAATTACAAATCACATTGAAAGGAATTGATGGTATGGCAGAATTTAATGCCGACGCAAAGACTACGCCGAAGGGCACAATGCGAACAGAATTGTGGTATGCGAAGAGTGGAGACGGCGCAGAAATGAAGCAAATCTTCATGGTACAGGAAATTCCGAAGCTCGAAAGCGCACCGGAGCAGATTACCTATACGGCGCTTGAATCTTCGGAGGAATTTGCGACACCGGGTAAAAAGAAAAGTGAAACTCTGGAAGTTCCGGTTTTATATGTTGCAGAGCAGCACAAGGAATTAAAGACGATTTCAGAAAGCCATACGCGCGTGTGGTTTTTTGTAAAGCTGCCGGACGAAACAGCAGCTGAGAGTGGCAAACCGTTAACGTATAAATTCCCTGGGACCCTCCATCTTGCGGGAGACGCAATTTCAGACGGTGACATGATCAAGGACACGATCACTATTTACAAGGATGGCAAGGTTGAAGAAACCGAAGGGCTTCCGTCAGCCGATCTGTGAGAGTAAAGGAGAAAAACAATGGTTATTACAACAAAAGAGAATACTGTGGAAATCCGCCTCACCACCCGGAGCATGGCAGTGTTTGAGGAAAAATTTGGGATCAAGGATTCAATTCAATTTTGGAAACGTGCGGCGGCAGGTCCTAACGTTAAGATACTGGCAACGGCCCTATTCACATTTTCAAAAGAGGTTTCCAGTTTGGACGATGCCTTTGACCTTATTGACGAATGCAGGACTGAGGGAAAGACCATCTATGAGTTATACGAAGAGTTGATTCAGGAGGCAAATGGCGGCGGTTTTTTCAAAAAATTTTACACCGTAGAGGAGCTGAAGGAGGAAATGAAAGCACCGGCGCTCGATCTGGAACAGATTGTGAACTCTGCGGTGAATACTATGGCGAAGGATGCAATAATTGGCGCGGTTTAATTGCTGCGATACGTCCGGAAGCATACAAATGCGGGGTCAAGCCGCTTGAATTCCAGGAAATGTCACTCTTCGAAGTGCACGAATACATTGAAGCGTATCACGAACGCCAAAAAGACAAATTCAGGTATGAGGCGATTCTATTAAGCGGGCTTGCGTCCCAAGTCATAAACGCATTTTCACAACAACCGAAGAATTTGACGCTCAAAAAGATGTATCCCGAACTCTTTGAAGAGCCAAATAAAAATATCCCCCCGGAACGCAAAGAAAAGGCGATTGTTCAGACATGGAAAGCGTTCCTTGACGCATAAGGGAGGCTCCGTAAGGGGCTTCCCCTTCATTTTGGATGAAATCTGGTGATTATATGGCGGTAACGGTCGAAGAAATAGAAATCATTGTCCGCGCGAAAGTCGAAGAAGCATTAAAAGAGCTACGAAAAGTCCAGCCCGAATTACAAAAAATCGGAGCCGCCAGTTTGTCCAATATGTCCAGTCAGGCAAAAACAATCGTGCCTTCGGTCTCCAAAGCGGCGGAGGCCGTGAAGAAATCCAATAAGGAGATTCAGGCAGCGGCAAAGGCTGCTGCGGATCAATATGGTGATCTGAACAAGATCATACAGGAAACCGAAAAACACGCAAAGAACGCGGCAACGCATACAACGATTCAGCAAAGAAGCGCTGATTTGGGTAAAGAGGGTAAAGTGCTAACCCCTACTGCGCCTCTCAATGCTTATATGCAAGACAAAATGTCATATGAAAACCTCATGGCGTCCATACAGGGAAATTGGTTGGGAAGTAATGTGGCATCTCAGACGCAAGAGGCTACAAAACAGGCGCAAGCGCAGATAGAATATATATCTCGCATGAAGCAAGAGACGAATCGAGTGATTGCGGCCCTTCGAAAGCTTGGCCCTGTTGGTCGGGCAGCGGCGCAGGCAGTCGCGGCCGCAACGAGCCAAGCAACTGATGAAGCAAAGAGATACGAAAATCAAATTAAAAAAACCGCCAAAACGGCCCAAAAAGACTTCGGGAGCATGGGCTACTACATAAAGAGGGCCCTTATGATGACTGTTGTTTGGGGTGGAATGCGGGCGGTCACTTCAACGATCAAAGAAGGGATTCAATCCGCTATTGCCGCGCCGGAAACCGAGAACCTTTTCAGGGTTGCCCTTGGGAACATGGCAAACGACGCGGAGCAATTCGCCGTGCGGTTAAAAAATAACCTTGGCCTTGATGAATATATCACAAAGGATATGTTGGGAACTTTCCAGCAGATCGGAACAGCGGTTGGCGTAGGCCAGAGCACGGCATACGGAATGAGCAAAAGCATGACGATGCTTGCAAACGACATGGCAAGCCTCTACAACGTAGACCCGCAGCAGGCTTATGAAAACCTGCAATCAGCCCTCACAGGGCAGGGAAGGGCCGTTCGAAAGTATGGCTTTGTCATTACCGAACAAACCATCAAAGAGGCTGCATGGCGCAATGGACTGGTCAAAAACGGGCAGGAATTAAACGAACAGCAAAAATATGTTGCGCGCGGAATCGCTTTAATGGAACAGTCTAAAAACGCGCAAGGCGACATGGCAAATACGCTTGGAAGCGTACAGAACCAGCTTCGCGTTTTAAAACAAAGGATTGACGCAGCAAAAAGAAGCTTGGGACAGGCATTTATTCCCGTGATCCAGGCGGCGCTTCCTTGGCTGAATGCATTTGCCGTATTGATCGAGCGAGCGGGAACCGCGCTTGCCAAGTGGACATACAGCAAAATGGGCATGGATTACGATGCGGAGATCGCAAAGCAGAAGCAGGTTATCAATGGCTATAACGGAATTGCGGCGGCAGAGGATGAAATCGGAGATTCTGCGGAGAAAGCCGGGAAGAAGGCTCAAAAATCCTTGCTTCCCATCGACCAAATCAACCGCTTGCAGGCCCCGGCAGAAAACAACATCAAAACCTCTTCAGGGGGCGGCGCGGGTTATGATCCAGGATGGGGATACGAAGTGGACACCGGGCCGATAGCAAACTTCGGGGCGTTGGCGGATAAACTAAAAGAAAAGCTTGAAAAGATTTTGCCGGTGGTTACGACTATCGGAATAGCGTTTGCAATGTGGAAAATAGGAAAACCAATTTTCCACGGGTTGGAATTGATTTTAGGCGTAAAGGGCTTGAAGGGCGTATTAGAAAAGCTTGGACTATCTGGCGGAGCAGTTGCAGGCGTGGCGGCGGCAGTTCTTATTTGTGTAGCGAGATTTACCGAGCTGTACACCAAAAGCGAAAAATTCAGATTAGGGCTCAAAACGATTTGGGACGGTTTTTTAAACGGTGCGAAAACAGCACTAAATTGGATTAAAGAAAAGTTTACAGGGCTTTATAACTACATCTTCCCCGAGGAAGTCAGGAATGAAATCTCCTCAGCATTAGATGCGCTGGATATTGATTTTGGAGATTTGGGGATTACGATAGCAGGTATAGCCGCCATGTTTATACCTGGCGGTCAAGTAGTAGGTGCTATCCTGCTGGGCTTTGAGGCCATCACGCTCGCTATTCGCGGCGTTGGATATGCTGCTGAGGATTACATACAGCCTGTAGACCTATTTCAAGATAGCATCAGCAATGTTACCAAAACGAAGGTTGAGCCGTTTGTGCAGCAACTCCGTACTCTGGATGATGCAATAAAGACCATTGATTGGGGAAATAAAATTGTTAAGCAGGAGGATGTTGATAGCATTGCGCAAAAGGTTAAAGCGATTAGGGAAACCATCGTCAAGGAACTGGACGCTGATCACAACGAGGCGCTTGCAAATTTAAAACCTCTCAAAGATAATTTAGGCAGTGAAGCATATCAGCAATTGGTTTCCTCTACCGATAAATATTATGAGCAGCAGAAGCAGAAAACGCAAGATGCAGAATCTCAAATCAATGCGATTATGAAAGCTGCTGCTAAAGATAACCGAAAATTGCGTGAGGACGAAAAAGAAAAAATTGCGCAGTTGCAAGAACAAATGCAGACAACAGGAATTGAAACCCTTTCTGAAACCGAGGCGGAATCCCTTGCAATCATGCGCCGCATGAAAGAAAACTCCACTCGCGTTTCCCTTGAACAAGCCAGTGAGATTATCAAAAACGCAAAAAAAACACACGACGAAAAGGTGAAGGCCGCTGAAACCGAGTACGAAAAGACCATATTCTATGCAAAAAAACAAAAAGAGGCCGGAATCATCACTGAGGAACAGTACAAAGAACTTGAGGCGGCGGCGAAAGCTCACAAAGAAGAGCAAAAAGGAACCGCCGATGATACCTATTATGGCGTGCTTAATAGCGTCAAGAAAAACCTAGGCGAAACCTCAAAGTACATCAATATTGAAACCGGAGAGATTAAAAAGAACTGGCAGGTATGGGGAGAGGATATCGCCAAGAGAGCCGGAGAGACTTGGGAAAATATAAAGACGGGTGCTTCTGAAAAATGGGAAGAAATCAAAAATGTGTTTTCGTTTTGGGGAAACAATATTAAAGAATGGTGGAACACCGAGTGGGCGCCAAAGTTCACAAAGAAGTATTGGAAAGATAAGTTCAACTCAATTCTCGACAGTGCAAAAGAAGTGCTTGCCGACTTGAAAAAACGCTTCGAGGGATGGAGGGCTAAAATTAAAACCCCACACATGTATTGGGATAACAAAGACGGGTTCAACACATCTGGCCTGATTAAGAAGGCTCTCGAAGCGCTGAACCTTCCCACTGTAATACCGAAGTTAAAAGTGCAATGGTTGGCCACAGGCGGCATTTTGGATCGCGCCCAGTTTATAGGTGCGGGAGAAGCGGGTGCGGAAGCAATCGTACCGCTTGAACGCAATCTTGGGTGGCTAAAGAGGCTCGCGGAACAAATCGTGCGCGAGATGGAGAGCTATGCAGCTATCCCGACTGTGACCGTAGATCAGTTCAAGCTTCCACAAAACAGAGTGAACTACTCTGGCGCAGAGGTGAGGACAAATACAGCGGGATCAAGTGATGTCACCCGCGCAAATTCTGCGTTGATTCGTCAACTGCTTTCTGAAGTGAGGGCGCTGCGAAATGATGTAAAGCGCATTGACCCGTGCGTTCAGATTGGAGATGATAAGATTTACAATAGTGCCGTTCGCGGAGGCAAACGGGAAGCATTGGCAACAGGAAGGCCGGCATTTGGGATATAATGCCGGTCAAATTACATTCTTATTCTTTAAATATAGACAAAATAATCCTGATATGATATAGTAAATTCAAGAAATTAAGGAGGGAATAGAATGTATTGTCAAAAATGCGGAACGCACACAGACGGAAAGTTTTGCCCGAATTGTGGAGCGCCTACCCAAGAAGAAAAAGCCGAAACTACGCTGAATGGTCAGTCTGTAAGCACTGCCACACAAGAATCGGTTAAAAAACCGAAAAAGAAAATTCCTACATGGGGAAAGATAGCGATAGCTATGGTGGCAGTATGGATATTACTATTTGCCATATTTCAGGAATTCGGAATGAGCTTAATTGTAGCATCATTGATTGGGGTCATTGTTTACTTAATCAATTTGATTGTATCAGCCATCAAAAAGCGCAATGTGAAATCTATGGGGATTGCACTTGCAGTCTGTGTGGTATTATTTATTGTGGGTGGTATATCTACTGGAGATGGCGCAGAGACAGAGCCTAGCGGCACAGACCCAAGTATTACACCAGCGGTAGTAAACAAAACTGAATCAAATAAGTCAAATGAACAAACTAAAGCGGCTGAAACGGAAAAGCCTAAATCAACAGCTCCTACAGAAAACCCTGAAAAGGCGTATAAAAACCGTTGTAAAAAAATATCTTATAAAGAACTAGCGCGATATCCAGAAAAATACCAAGGTCAGAGTATCAAGTTTACCGGGGAGGTAGTCCAAGTGATGGACGGTCTTTTCGGAAGTGGCCATGCACTCAGGGTTAATGTCACAAAAGACGAGTATGGATTATACGATGATACAGTTTACGTGGAATATCTTCCTGCGTCCGAAGAAGGAGGGAGGATATTAGAAGAAGACATTATAACCTTTTACGGTATGGCAGATGGATTGGAAACATACGAATCCGTTATGGGGCAACAAATTTCAATACCTAAAATTACAGCAATGTATATTGACATAAACTCGTAAACACATATTTGAATAAGTAAACCCGCGCCGCTTCACGATAAGCGGCGCGGGGATTTTATATGCAAAAAATTAATATTAAGGAGCAGGTGAAATGTTCAATCCGCGCTCCACGCGGAGCCCGACACCGGCGGGACTACCTTTGGGCTACTTTTGTATGAATGTTCAATCCGCGCTCCACGCGGAGCCCGACGCGTATAGCGTCGATACTTTCCCGGTTGATGTGGGAATGTTCAATCCGCGCTCCACGCGGAGCCCGACATCGACGGTGTATCATCCACGGAAACTTACCACCAGAATGTTCAATCCGCGCTCCACGCGGAGCCCGACCCAAGGTGTATTTTTCACCGTTATAGGCTTGGAAAGAATGTTCAATCCGCGCTCCACGCGGAGCCCGACTCCATGTTTTGAGTAGGACCCTTTGTGCTCCTTGAATGTTCAATCCGCGCTCCACGCGGAGCCCGACAGCAAAAACAGCCAATCGCTTGTCTGTCTTTACTCCTTTATTACAGCATATTTTACAGGATTTTGCAAGCATCCGACACATACAAAACGCCTGTAACGGCAAAAAAATTAAAAATCAGGTGCGAAATTCCCGACGATTTCGTGTTCGCTCGGGTTTCGCACCTGTAAGTTCATTGCGATACATGTTCTAATAGGTCGCCCGGTTGGCAATCAAGCATTTCGCAAATCCGTGAAATGTTCTCCCAAGATACGAGTTCGCCCTTTCTCAGCAGTTGTATGGTACTTTCTGATAGTAGTTTGTCCCTTCGTAGTTTGTAGGTACTAAATCCACGCTCTTTTAATGCAGATAAAACATCAATCTTATAAATTACAGGCATACTATTCTCCTTTCTGTGGACGCAAACCGCCAAATCTCCACAATATAAATTATATATTAAGCATACACTAAAATCAAGTGTACTAAATGCACAAATTATACACCTAAACTTAGTGCACAAAATCAATAGACATACACTGGCATTAGGTGTATACTATAGTCACAAGGTCAGGAGAGAACGGCGGCAAGACAATGCCGCACCGAAGTCAAGTCAATATCCCCGTGAGGATGAACATGATCTGTGAACAATAGTCGGGAAGATTGCTTGACCGTTCTCTCCACCCTGAATGCAGCGGGGCAACCGAGGCGAACCGGGGCAGCCATGTGAGCCGAACGTATACCCGGCAATAGGCAAAGGCTGACGCAAGCCCAACCGCTCCGCTGCAATTAAAAAACCCCTTGCATCACCGCCTACCAAGCAGATGCAAGGAGCCACAAGCGCCACCAAAACGGAGAGAAACCAAAATGGAGAATATCCGAAATGGGGGTATGCTTATGATACGCTTTACCGATTCAGTTGTCAAGAAAATGGGAGGTTATTTGAAATGAAAAACACGATGAGCAAAGCAGAGGCCGCAAGCATCCTTGAAGATGAAATTTACGAGTTGAAGGAAGTTGCCGAAAAGTACTCCGTAATCATGCGCGAGATCACAGAAGGATATTTTCAAAAACATAGCCCTTCCGATGAAAAAGGCAAGATGTGCATTACGCTTGATTTCAATCGAATCAGGATTTTCGCGTCTATCTTAGACGGGCTTATTTTTGATTTGAACAATAAAGCCAAAGAAATTGATTCCATTTCGGGAGAAACAGAAATTAAAACTGGAGGTAACGCCGCATGAACGAATTGCAGATTTTCGAGTATGAAGGAACGCCGGTCAGAAACGTGATGATTGAGGAAGAATGCTGGTGGGTGTTGAAAGATGTATGCCAAATCTTAGGTATCAACAACCATAGGGATTTGCCCAAGCGTTTAGACGTTGACGAGGTGGGTAGATTTGAGTTACCCCACCCTCAAAACCCTACAAAACTTATTGAGATGGTGTGCATCAACGAATCCGGCCTCTATAATGTCATCCTACGTTCCGACAAACCAAAGGCAAAGGAATTCAAACGGTGGGTCACGCACGAAGTTCTTCCCACAATCCACAAGCACGGTGCCTATGCTGTGGATGATCTTCTTGACAACCCCGAACTTGCGATCAAAGCCTTTACCGCGCTCAAAGACGAGCGGGAGCGGCGCAAAGCGTTGGAACTGGAAAACGCACAGCAGAAACAGATCATTGGTGAATTGCAGCCAAAAGCGAACTATGTTGATATCATCCTCAACAACAAATCCCTTCTTACCATCACACAGATTGCGAAGGACTATGGCATGACCGGCCAGAAAATGAACAAACTGCTTTCCGAGCTGGGCGTTCAGTACAAACAAAGCGGCCAATGGCTCCTTTACCGGCAGTATCATGATAAAGGCTATACGCATTCACAGACCATCGACATCTACCGTTCAGACGGCAGGCCCGATGTGGTGATGGAAACCAAATGGACGCAGAAGGGGCGACTGTTCCTTTACGAACTCCTGAAAGGCGTTGGGATCGTCCCGGTGATCGAGCGGGATATAGGCGCGTAAAAAGAATCTGGAAAGCACCTGCTACGGCGGGTGCTTTTTATATACACGAAGGGCAGGAGAAAAAATGTTTACTCCCGGAGATAATCCTATCAGATTGGTAGACGGTCAAAAAGTAAAATGTCCCTCAAAATATGAATACATTCTCAGTGATGTTTCAAAATCTGACGCAGGGCGTACAGAAGATACGGTGATGCACAAAGGAAAAGTGGGGCAAACAGTTTCTCTAAACGTTGGATGGGAGTTTCTTACCACCTCTGAACTTTCGCGGCTGCTGAAACAATTTGATAAAGAATATATCAGGCTTGAATATCTGGATGCAAAAGCAGGGGATTTTCTTACGTCTGAGTTTTACGTGAGCGACCGCACGTCGCCAATGTACAACAGCGAATTAGATAAATGGGAAAGCTTAGAGTTTTCCATCATCAAACGAAGCGGGAAGTGATATTTTGTATAACATTTCGTCGGAAGCCCTTGCGGTACTGCAATCAGACGCGCCACAAGGGATTTCTATTCACGTTAATGGAACAGGTGGGGAATTGAATTTAACGGAATCTGATTTTGTGGGGGATATCACAATAACCCGGCGCTGCGTGGCTGGGGAGAAAATAGAGATCGGTACCGCGATAGCTTCCGAGTTCAAGGCCACACTGCAAAACTATGATGGGCGGTTTGACGGGTTCGTTTTTGAGGGCGCGGAGCTGTTTGTACGTTTTTCTGTCCCCGTTGGAAGCGGAGTTGAATATATCCCCATAGGATACTTTACAATCGACGAGCAGCCCCGCAAACTGTCTACTATCTCAATTACTGCGCTCGACCGCATGGCTAGATTCAACCGGTCGTATGATACAACTACGGCCTATCCGGCATCTCTGTACCAGGTCCTTTCTGACGCATGCTTGAAATGCGGCGTACCTCTAGCAACAACATCGGGTAGCCTTATAAACACAACGTATTCGCCTCCGAAACGCCCCGAATCGGACGGATTGACTTATAGACAGGTTGTTGAATGGATTGCGGAATTGGCCGGTACTTGCGCTTGGATTGATTGGGATGGGAAACTTAGATTGACATGGTATGCGGATACGACAACCCGAATATCGCCCTCAGACCGTTTTACCTCCGATATGCAAGAAAACGATATCACAATTACAGGCATGCAAATCGTGGCAAATGATGAAACGGGGACAGTTTATCAGTCGGGCAACGATGTATATGCGTTGAACATTGAAGGAAACCTTCTTGCGCAAGACAATTTACAAAATCTATGTGATGCACTGCGCGCCAAAATAGATGGCTTTACATACCGTCCTTACACCTGCACGACGATGGGATATCCTCACCTGTGGCCGCTTGATAAAATTATCTATGAGGATAAGGATGGCGTGGAGCATGTCTCAATTATTACAGATCACACGATTAAATTAAATGGAGCATCTGCCATAGCTGCCAAAGGCGAGACCACGCAGCGAAATGGCTACGCAACCTCTGCACCCCTTACATCAAAAGAACGGGCCATTTTAGAGCGTATGAAGGCGCAGACCAACCGCAAGTTGTCTACCATGCAACAAGCCGCCCTTGAACTCAACGAAACAATGGCAAACAGCATGGGGCTTTATAGCACGACAACCGTAAACCCCGACATGTCCGTTACCGCTTACTGGCACGATAAACCTACGCTTGAAGATTCTCAGTACATTTACACCCGGAACGCCGGGGGATATGCGTGGACTGATAGCGGATGGAACGATGGGGAGCCCGTCTGGCAATACGGAGTGACCAAGGACGGCATTGCAATCCTCAACGTACTCCACGTCTACAAGCTGACTGCGGATTATCTCGATGTGCGGGGGCTAACTGTTACCAATGCATCCGGGACGGAAACCCTGAAAATATCCCCACAGGGCGACGTCTCCCTCAACGTCAAAAGCCTAAGCATCACGGGGAACCAGGTGGCGACGCAGGGGGATTTGACGAGTGGGATCAATGGGCTGCAAATTGGAAGCCGGAATTATCTTTTAAACAGTGAAAAAACTTATACAAATCAGTCCAGGGAATTTCTGCAAACACATGACCTTGCACCCATTTTCGATACATATGGATTGGGGGTGTGGACGCTCAGTTTTGATTTGAAAAGCGCGAAAGCCCACTGGGTTAAAGTGTATTGCCAAAATGGGAACGATTTTCGATACAACATTGGAGAAAACACAATTCAGGCTACAACGTCTTTTAAAAGGTACAGCGTTACGTTTATTCCGTATGTATATGCATCAAATGTGCAAAAATCAATGCTTGCTTTTTTTTCAGAGTATGATAGCGGAGCATTTGTAACTGTCAAAAATTTAAAACTTGAAAAAGGATCAAAAGCCACCGACTGGACGCCCGCCCCGGAAGACCGCTCCTATCTCGTCAACACCCTCTCCCCCACGCAGGCGGACGGGATGTGGCTGGGAAGCGATGGAAAGCTGTATATTAATGCGACAAATATCACCGCTGGGTACTTAAACGCGTCTAGAATCAAATCTGGCACCTTACTATTAGGCGGCTCAAATGGAGTTAATGGCAATTTAAAGGTTGAGGGAAATTATGCAGATATGTATGCGGAATCATATAATTTAAACAATACGCTATATACGTCTTCGTTATCATTCAGAGATAAATCGGGAACTGAACTTTTTTACGCAAGGCCGGTCAAACTTGGCACACTTGAACAGGTTCAGGTTGGAGGACGGCGTGCGTTTTATATCAGGTCTTTAAGCGAGAACGGAAGCACAGCAGCAGAGTTATATCTTGGCGGACCCAAATCAATGGGCACAACAGGTGCAATTGCTTCTATTAGCGCTCCGGATGGAATTGAGTTAGATGGATACATAATGGCATCTGATAGTGTTAGGCTGGAAAATAGTAAAACTATATATGGCAGGACAACAGGTGATGTTTCGCAGCCGATGATCGGAAAATCCACATCCAATCACACGATCGTTGGAAACGGGAATCAGTCTGGCAACACAGAGATCTACTCCAAATCCGGAGGTAGCATATCTTTGTGTTTAGGCGGAACCGAAAAATTTAGAGTAGACGATAGCGGAGCGGCCTTATACGGAAACAACACAAATATCCGCTCCATTAACGGCGCGCCAATTAAATTTTATATCAGTGGCCAGCTATGCGGATATATCGATAAAAGCGGCTGGCACAATCCATAAGGAGGCATTACATTGGCACTCATCAAACCAGGTTATCATTTTCGCGGCCTGAATGTACAAAACGCTTATCTCCGCATCAGCAATCTAGAATACCTTTACGCCGACAAGAAGGTGGCCTATCTAATATCAGCCTACGCAAACAAGAAAGCTTCTGAAGGGGATTTGCGGCTTGACGATTATTATGTCGGAATTACGGACATGCCCCTCGGTGGTAGCGTTCCCGACATCCTCCGCATGATCTACGAGGACATTAAAATGAAGGCGCAGGACGCGG